ACCACTCAAATCTCCGATTTGAGCTATTTGTGGAGCAGAATATATTGCTATAACCTGACCTTGTGCTATGTCGGCAGGGTTCTCAATGGTATAAGTGTTACCACGAAAAGCTCTAACTTGTTTGATAGCACCGTCAAATGAAGCAGTTGCATAAATATCAGCATAAGGTACAAGAGTTATATCCGACAAAGCAAAAGCTTTAAGATTGATAAAATCCGTCTTAGCATCGCCTGTGTTATATTTACTATCAAGATACCTGAAACGATTATATAACCACCATTTACGCTGTTCTGCCTTTGAGCCTTGTAACATTGGAAGATAGGTACTATTTCCCTCCTCAACAAGAGGGTCAATATACTTAAAACGAGCATCTTCATTAAAGATTGCTTCACCCCAAACATTTTGATGTTCAGCAAATCTGCGTTCTACTTCTTCATAAGAGAGAACACCCTGACTCCTAAGTTTCTGATACATCGCTTTAATCTCTTTTGCAAAACACTTTCTTAAATTAACATAAAGCACACTGTCTTGACCGTTATAAGTATAGTCAACAGTATCGTCTGTTTCTACATTAATACCATTCTGTTCTGCTTGTTCGGCTGTAATTAATTCTTTACCACGAATAAAATCTGTATCTTCAAATTGATAACCAAACTGCATTTTACCTTCGTTGTTTGCACCGATAGCAGTATCGTAGTCATAAGGTAAAATTAACCATTTGCCATCTTCATTATATCTTGTCGGAAATGCGTTCTTTGCTCTGTTATCAACTAAAAGGAATAGCTCTGTGAATATATAATTGAAAATAAGCATATCCACATTAAACCAATCACCTAACTCATTGGTAAACTTTTCAAGCCTCTCAGCCTTTTCTTCCTCTGTGTTAACTGTTGTTGTATCAGTTGAATAAATCCATTCTGTGAGAGCCTTTAAATTGGTAACATCTGTGTTATCTTCGGGGTGTCTTGCTTCAAAAGTTTTCATCCACGCAAGTTTTTCTTCCCCATCTTCTTCATCAATGTAAGGAGTTTCAAAGTCGGTGTCCTTCCACTTAGCCATTTTAGTATTGTTAAGTAAAATTTCCCAACTTTCATCGTTGTTATCAAGTCCGAAAACTTCAGGCGTTCCCTTATCATTATTAAAGTTGTATTTACCTAAAAAATGATAAGTTTCACCGTCATAATAAAACATTAATATAGGATAACCCTCAATACCTTGACGAACTTTACTATCTTTTTTCTGTGGTGGAGTGTCAACAGGGCATATATCATCATAGAGCTTGCAAAGCTCAACATTATTTACACCTTCACTTGAAGCCACATCAGCCTTAAAAGTAAACACATTGGTTGGTACAGAAGTATCTCTAAGCTGATATTTAGATTTGGTTACTCCGTCAACGATAAATCCATTCTTAAATTTAATTTTATAATTCTTTCTCGAATAATACTGTGATGATGTACCCTGAACATCTATCTGAGCTTGATAGAATGTAAAACTACGGCTCTGCCACATAGGGTCAACATATCTGCCGTTTATAGGTCTTTCTTTGTCACCTTTATACTGAGGCAGATATTCATAGTTCTCAGCTTCTAACACTAAATATGGTAATGTTTTTGGTAGCTTATCAACCGATACATTTCCATAGTCATCAAAAATATTATTTCGGTCATATCTTTTTATCAATTCTTCAATATCCTGTGTATCTGCTATCCAATTATCAAGAATCTGATACTGTGAAAGGTTATTTCCGTAAACTCTTATACAATAAATATCCATCGTACATTCATTTGAGCCAATAGAAATACCTACAGGATTAGCCTGAGAGAAGTCTGTTTCGTCTGCATATTGAATACTGCCCGACATAACTCCGTTAATGTAAATTCTAACAAGTCTGTTTTCGGCTCGTTTTTCTACTGTAAAAGCTATTCTTATGTGCTCATCTTCTTTGTACTGAGTGAAAATTTCACCACCTTCAAAAATCATTGTTGCCTTTTGTGCGGTAATTTCAATTCCTCTACCTTCACTCATACAAGAAAGAATAACTGCATCGTAGTTGAGAACATCTCTTGTCGCAAACTCAAACTCTATTGTTTTGCCATTTGTTCTAAAGTCATTCTCAAATATGTAAAAGGGGATATTGACTCTTGCATCACCTGTTACCCTTAAGATAGTATCGTTATTGCTATCGAGTTGCCAACAGTCATTAGTAAGATTAAATCCTGTTAGCTCTGCCTTAATATCACCGTAGCCCCAATCAAGAGGGTTTACTTCCTTATCTCCGTTGCTTCTACCTTTGGAAGATAGGTATAGTTCAAGATTGCTTGTTTCTGCGTATACATCAATCTTATTTTCAATAACTTCAAATGAAACTACTCTTTCTGTGTTGCCAATCTCTGTGTTACCAACTTTAAAAGTAATCTCAGTTGTACCCACATTCTCAGCTTTATACGAGAATGGTTGTAATGTTCTATCCACTGTTCGTGTTGTTGAATAACCAAAATTATCCGTTATTGTTACTTCTGATGAAAAAATCTCAGGTGTATAAACGATATATTCAAGATTGACCGTTGCAAACTGTTTAACCGACTCACTGTTAAACGCACAGGCTATAATCGGTTTAGTGTTTCCTGCCTCGTAACAAATAAGCTCGTAATATAAATGATTGCTTTCAACAGATTGTCCGTCTATCTCTCCCACAAAGTAAACCTCAAAAGTATGGCTACCGTGAGCCTGTGCAGGAATATTAAAACTTTGTTCTCTACCACTTACCGTTACTGTTTGTGTGTCAATCTCTTTGCCATCTACAAGAAAATATACCGTTTTCTCAATAGCTCCTGTCGGAATATATGAGTAGGTAATATCTCCCATATAAGCAACGGCAGAGTCAAAATATGAGTTAAGACTTACTTTAACGCTTGTTATAGTAAAATTGATTTCTCTTGTATTTCCGTAAAGGTCGGATATTGATATTTTCACATTATTATTTCCCAATACCAAATAGTTATCAATGTTGATAGTAATTTCACCTTGTTGTTCCTCATAGACGGATTTAACCGTACCACCAACATTTATTGTGACTATACCGTTACCTGTTGATATTTCATCCTCAATAGAAGACCATTCTAAATATATATTACATTCAGCTCCATAAGCAACTGTTTTTGTGAGCCAACCTGTTTTGTTTGTAACAGTAAAAACAGCATTATTGGTACTACCACCCGAAGCACCACCTGATATTTGTACCCAAGTGACCGTTTCATTTTTTACTTTTTTTGCTCTGAGAGTGTTTTCGTTGTCTAACCAAAAAGAATAACGGTTATCACTTGGGGCTTTATCACCTAACCATAATACCTCTGTTACATCGGTTTTTTTAGAATAGGTAGATGCCAAAAATCTATATATATGTTCAAAGTTTTCTTTACTAACAAAACTGTCAGACATTTTAATCACCTCATTCGGTTGAACTATCTACTGATGCTATAATTTCATCAATTTCTGTGTTTGTTAATGCTGTAAGACCTGCGGAAGATTCAAGTTTTACAAATGTTGAACCACTCCAACGATATGAATGACTCGTATGTAAATCAACATAAAGTTTTCCACTTTCACCTGTAATGAGTCTTTGATAAGAAAAATTATTGTCGCCAACATCTTGTGCCACCTCATAAAACTGTCCGTTTTCTGAGTTTAAATATCCTTCAATGACATCATCAACATAAGATGGAAGATATTCCGTGTTAATTTTTCTACTCTCATCAAGAGTAAGCATCTCACTTATAGTGATAGAGCAAGTAAGATTATTGTAGTTTATCTGCATTATCATTGCCATATTTCCGAGTGTATAATAAAGGTTTTCGCCACCGTTAAAAGGCATATATATACCCATACAGCTTAAATAGGTAGGCTTATCGCCAGTGTAATTTTGAAGAATATCTGCTGTTTCTTGACTGATAGTACCTGTCATAGTGTCCTCATCAAATGTCTCGACATTAACAATAACAATTTCGTCTTCACCATTTCCACCGCTACCTGAACCATCCATATTTTCAAGCTTTGCCTTTAATTCATTTGTAAAATCGTTTTGTGATAAATC